TCACTCGGCCTTGGTGAAATCCAGGTAATAGACCTCACCCTCGGCGAACCTGCCGATCAGCGCCGGATTGGCGACCGTGAGCGAAAGCATCCCGGACGGCGAGAACTTGGCGAAGGTGTTGTCCTCGTCGCTGCCATCCTGCGGATACCTGGAGGCCGATACCGGATTGAAATACAGCGTCTCGTATCCTTCATTCCGCTTGTCGATATGGTTGAGGCGCATCTTGGCGCGCATGGCCGGCATGGATTGGTCCTTCCTGTTGGCAATCGCCCGGTACCGCCGGGTGCGGTCAGTCCTCCAATTCCGCGCGCAGCTCGCGCACGGTCATGGATTCGTCCGGCAGCTCGGCCAGGAAGGCGATCACGACGCGGCGGACATGGCCGATGCGGCGCGCCGACGGCGTCGCGTGCGTCGCCGGGCCGGGCCATCCCGTGATCGCCCCATGATCGGCGCCGGCCGCAACCTCGATCGCAGCGTCGAGATCGTCGCGCCGCTCGGCCGCCTCGCCATGCCGGTTCACCGCGGCACCCGCTCGCGCAAAGCGTTGTTTTCGGCTTCGAGGCGCTCGATCGCCCGGCGGTGCTCCTCATAGACGCGCCTTTCATGCTCCTCGACGCGCCGGCGCACGGTGACGAATTCCTCGCGCGGGACCAGGCCGCCGATCGTGGCGTTGAGGCGCACGAGATCGCTTTGCACGGGATCGAGCGCTTGCCGTCCGAACATCGCCAGCACGGTGACGATCAGGCCGGCGGCCGAGATCAGTACGACCCATTGCGGTTTCTGTTGCTGGCCCAATTGGGCCGTGAGCGTCGCCACCGCGGCGCGCAGCTCGCGGCCGAATTCGGCGAAGCCGCGGTCGACCTTGGTATCGAGCCCGATCAACCCATCTTTCAGCTCACCGACCGACTTTTCCATGCCGTCGACCCGCGTCGACAGCGCCGCCTGTCTCCCCCCGTCCACCACCCCCGCCCCCTTTCTACTTTCCGGCGACCTGTCCCGCCGCGTCGAGTTCGGCCCCGACCGCCTTGAGCTTGTTGGCGCACCGCTGGCCCCACACCTCGGCTCGATCCTCGTAAGAGGCCGCCGCCGATCCGCCGCGGCCGTCGACCTTGCCGGGATCGGGCGGCACCGGTTTAGCGCCGCAATCGAACCGGCTTTTCGCGAAGGCCGGCCCCTGCACCGTCACGCTGACAGGTACCTCCGGCGCCGGCGGCACGCTCGCGCATCCCGCGACGAGCACCGCAAGCGAGACGACCAGCGATCTCATTTGAGCCCCCTTTCCTTGCGCTTGCGCGACCAGGCGTCGAGGAGCACGCGCGGCACCGGTCCGTCATCCGCCGGCGCCGCCTCAAGGATGGCGGCTTGCTCGGCCGCCGAGGCCGCATCCGTTGCCGCGTCGGCGCGATCGAGTGCCGTTTGCGCTTGCGCCCCTTCGCGCCGCTGGCGGGCCAGCTCGGCGGCCCTGGCGCGCTCGGCATCGCGGTCGCGCGCCGTGAGGCAGGCCGGCAAGGCGCGTTCGGCCGCCACGCGCGCCGGGCACCCATAGGCGAGCGCGAGGGCGTCGACCTCGGCGACCAGCGCCCGATAGGCGACGCGGTCCCGCTCCAGATTCTTGACATGGACCGTGAGGCCGACCGTCACCGCCACCACGACGACGAGGCCGGCGACGATCGCCGCCACCTTGACGGCGCGGCTGCCCGCAAAGCCGCCGGCCCAGGCGATAGCAACGCCGAGCGGACCGCCGGCGAGGGCGAGCGGACCGAGGGCCGCGAGCTTGGCGGCGAGGGCCGAAAGCGCGATCTCGATCATGGTCCGCGCCCCTGCAGTCCCGCGAGGCAATAGTCGCGCTCGGCGCGGCGGCGGTTGTCGAGCCCCTTGACGACGCGCCCGCCCGCCCGGTTGAACATCAGCAGTGCGTCGCACGCGGCGGCGAAGTCGCCGGCATTGACCAGGCGCACGAAGGTCGACTTGCACACGGCGCCGGTGCCGACATTGTAGGCGAGCGAAATGCCGGCGACATGCACACTCACCGGAATGTCGGCGCGCGTGACGCACCGCATGAAGCCGGTGTCGTAGTCGGGCAGGCGCCGCACCAGCATGTCGCGGCACTCGGTCGGCATATAGGCGCGCCGCCTGCCTTCGGCGACCGCCGCCTTGTCGGTCTCACCGATGCACACCGTGTCGACGCCGACGATATCCTTGTAGGTGGTGAGGCGGACGCCTTCCCACGGCGTGATGAAGGCCGCCGCCGCCATCATGACGGCCGCCGCCGTCGCCGACTTGCCGGGATGCTTCTTCACGGTCTGCAGCATGGTTAGACCCCCTGAAATCGTTTCTGCGCCACGACACGCGCGACCAATGCTGCGATCGTGACGGCGAAGATCGCGACGTAATTGACCCAATGCGGCCAGGGAAACACGTCGTCGTAGCGCTCGACGACGAACGGCATCGCGGCTTCGGAGCCGCTCAACAGCGCCAGCAGCACGAGCAGGCGGATCGACCACGCATAGCGCACGATCCGCACCCAATCGTCATGTAGCTTGAACACCGCTGTCCCCCTGTTCGCCTGTGCGTCGAAACGAAAACGCCGCCCCAAAGAGGACGGCGCCAAAAACAATCCGTGCGAAGATGATCAGTATGCCGTCTAGACCGCCGCAAACGCCGCGTCGATCTCGGCCAGGGTCGCATACTCGGCAATCGTGCCGACAACTTCGGCCTCTTTGACGAAACAGGCCTGCACGTGCGACCCGACCGCGAGCGCCAGCGCCGTGATCTGGGCAGCATCGAGCTCGACAAAGCCAGCCGCCGTTTTCCATTGGATGACCGCCGCCGGATTGGCGACGACATACGCATGCGCACCGATGACCATGGCTTGACTTTCACGATCGGTGACGATCGACAACCCGCCGATCGTGATCCCGCCAGTTTCCTTGCGCCAGCGGGCGACGGCCGCATGAATGATCAGATCGGCTTGCGTCGGCGCCGGCGCGGGCGGCTCCGCCTCACTCAGGCCGGCGACGGCGGCGGCACCGATCTCGCCGATCACCACCGGATCTCCGTGGCCGCGCCACCACGTCTCGCCGCGGTGATCTTCGATCAGCGACCAGGCGCCTAAGAACACGCGCACGAAGCCTGCCGCTGCGGCTGGCGGCGCTATCGACGTCGCGAACGCCGGCACGAGCCATTTCCCCTCGGCAAGCGGATCAGGATCAGCGGCGAGCGTACCGACATATTCTCCGGTCGTAGGGGCGAAGGAATAGACCTCCATGGCTGTAACCCTCAATATTTGATGCAGGCGAGTTTTGAGACGTTGCGCGGACGCGTCTCGGCGGCGGTGCGCGGCGTACCGTTGGCGCCGTCCGTGACCGGCGAACCGGTCACTATCTGGTTTGCCAGAATCACTGAATTCGAGCCCGCGAGAGCGTCCGTATATCCGGTACCCTCTATATACGGCCGCTCGGCACTCCCGGCCGTGTTGCGATAGTGGCGGTGGCCCTGCATGGCATCCGCCTGCCGCGAACCGAGCGCGCGCGAGGCATCGACGCCGCGGCCATCGTCGAGGCCACGCACGAATTCGCCGCGACCGTCCGGGATGCGGAACGTGGTCGATCCGTTGCCAGACGAAAAAGCGCCCGAATCCCCCGCCGACCACGCCGCCTCCGTTACGACGCGGCCGGAGGCCTGTGCATACGCCCACAGCGCCGCATAGGTCGCCCGCGAGAGTTCGGCCCCGTTTTCCTTGATGAAGCCCGCCGGCGCCGAGGTCCCATTGACCCAGATCGTCGCCCCGACAGGCACCATACCGAAGCCGGTCAACTGCGATCCGTCGAGCGCCGGCAGCTTGCCGCCGGTCTGCACTTCGACCACGTTGCCGGCCGACGTGCCGACGTTCTTGCCGGCGGCGGTGCCGGCATCGACGATCTGCGCCAGCGTGTGCGTGTGTGCGTCGAGCGTCGCCTTGGCGGCGACCTTCGTGAACTTGACGGCATCGAACGAACCGCCCGCCGTGTGCGGCGTCTTGCACACGAAGGTTTCGCCGTCATAAGTGACGACGGTCGCCGGCGCCGTCGCGACGCACACGAGGCCGCTCGCCCAGGCAACCGGCGGCGTCGCCCAGGCCGCCGGCCCCGTCTCACCCGTATACCCCCTCGGCCCAAGGCCGCCGGTCGGGCCGGGCGGCCCTATCGGACCGGCCGCCCCCGTACCGCCATCGGCGCCTTTCGGCCCCTGAGGCCCCTGTTCCGGAAGCGTGACGACGGCGACATCGTCCGGCGCCGCCACGACCACGACCGCGCCCGCCTCCTGGATCACCTCGACGCCGCTCATCGTGCCGGCCCCGCCTCATGGGTGATGACGCCGCGCCATCGCTCCTCGCGCAATCCGTCCGGGCGGATGCGCACAAGCGCGTGCACGTAGTCGCCCGGCGCCATGCCGTTGCGCAGCACCGGCGACGAGTGAAAGCACAGGGTCAACGTGAACGCCCCGCCGGCCGCACTGGTGACGACGAGGCGGCTCGCGTCCGGATCGGCCTCGTCGCTGCGCAGCATGACAAGGGCATCGGCGTCGCCGGCACGCCGGCGGATCGCATAGACGAGCACCGAGCCGGTGAGATCGAAGGTCGGCCGGGCGGTGGCCGTCCATTTGGTTCCGTCGGAGCCGGGAGCTACCCCCTTTGAGGTCGCGGCAGCGGTCCAGACCTTGCCGCCGTAATCGCGCACGTCGCCGGCCCCGTAGACCGTATCGGCATCCCACGCCGGATAGCCGACGGCGAGCACGAAGGCGCGGACGAAATCGGCGTCGTTCGTGGTTGAAAAGTTGACGCGCGGCATGATGCGCCCTCATTCGCTTAGGATCGATTTGACTTATTGCACTTGGCCGCCCGTGGGCTGAATGCCGGCCACAGTTCCGGGCGCCGTCTGCCCCGCAACGTTGAGCGTCGCGTTCATCGACACGTTGAACCGACGTCCGGTCACGTTCGAATTGTTGGTGACGCTGGACCAATTGACGGTGATTCCCGCCCGCTCGGTTGCATAATAGAAATCCGTAACCGTGATTGGCGCGGAGATGACCAGCGACGCCGACACCGAGCTGCCGACGGTCGAGTCGTACGTGACGACGCCTCCGCGTTGGGCGGCGATGCAGTACATCGCCCCACCGGACAGCTTGATCACCGACGGCTTGCCGATCCGCAGCATCGCGTCCGGATCGACCCACATATGCGCGGTGGCGCAGGCGCCGAACTCAATATTGAAGATCGAGAACATCCCTGACACCGCCTGCACACCGCACCCAGGCGCACCCGTGACGGCGTTGTCGGCCGCACTACTGAGCTTGAAGCCGTTGAACGAATAGCCAGGGCCTGCGGAGAGGACGGCGGGCCCGGATGCGGCCACGATGGCGCAACTCGACGGGCTCCCGGGATTGCCGACGAAAGACACGTAGCCTGATCCATTCAACGGCGGCAAGACGACCGGCGCATAGCTGGCGTAATTAGCCGCGTTGACCGTGACGTTGTAACCATTGAGGTTGTAGAGCCGTATCGTGTCCGCCGCTTTCTGCAGGGTCGCGAACGCCGTTCCTGCCGTGAGGCCGTTGTTGGCGTCGCTTCCGGTCGCTCCGTTCACATAATAGACGCGAGGACCCGTCAGCACGTTCATGGGCGCGCCGAGCAGTTGATATACAGTGCCGTCGTAGATCACCAGGCCGACGGCCCCGGCAGGCCACGCACCGGCGATCAGATCAGACCCATCAGGCGCCTTCACCGCCTTGGTGGCTTGATCGTTCGCCGCCAGCATCACCGCGCCGGTGTTCGTCTTGGCGATCTTCACCGCCAGCGGCAGGCCACCGTACAGAGATGTCACCGGTGGCGTGAAGGCGGCAATGATCGAGTTTGGCGTCGCACTCGAATCGACCGCATAGCGCAAGCCGGCCGACTGGATCGCGCGCCACAACATGTCGTCGGCATTGTCCCTCACGATGCCGGAGTTGATGAAGGCGGTACGCAACTGCGCCAACATGTCGTTGAACCAGTCCGCCGGCAGCGCCGTGCCGTCGTCGGATTCGGTGCAGTCCTTGAACCACGTATCGATGGCCTCGCGCACGATGGTGCGCACCGGCCGCGTCGTCACGGCGTTGTCGCATGCCGGTCCGAGAATATCAGTCATCGAATTGTCTCCATGTTGAGCGCGACGAGGCGGATCAAGTCACGTATTCGATCACCGCATGCGCGGGCGCGATGCGATCCATGAGGCACCGCACCGGCGCGATGCTCGGCGCGACGGCGCATGAGGGACGTCGTCCAGCCCGGAAGCAGCCGACGCGCGGCAAGAGCGAGCGACGCGTCGGCAAGGGCAGTTCACCCGTGTGAACCCGCAGCACCAGCCCGACACGGCGCGACCAGCCCGCACGCGCGGTGCCGGCGCGCGAACAGCCGACCTTGGCGCCGCATTGTTCCTGCATGTTGAGGCAGTCCACACGCCAGCCGATACGCGACACGATGGAATTCAAGTAGTCGCATGTGGCGCCGCCGGTCGCCGCCACCTTGGTGCACAGGTCAGGGAAAGGATCGCAATCGTCTGGCAACCCGTATTCGAGCATCCACAGATCGCGCGTCTCGGAATGGGTCGCGCACCAGAACTCCAGCCGCAGGGCGCAAAGGCGAGTTTCGAGATAGTTGCGCACGGCGCCGACGGCGGCGAAGTACCCCGCCTGGACAAACCCGACCGGCCACGTATCGACCACCGGTGCCGACGACAGCACGGCGAGCCAAGCGAGAAAGCGCGCCATGGTCGAGCCGCCGTCGTTGACGGGCCACGCGCGACCACGCGGCAAGAGCTTCACGGTCGCGTCGATCGACTCCTCTAGCGCCGGACAGCGCAGCGGCGCCGGACGATCGGCCGGGCAGGACATGTTTTGATCCTTCTAGACGAACGTCACGGTACCGAGCACCGGCATTTCGCCGGGCAACAGCGTGACGTCGGCCGGCGGCGCGACGATCTCGTGGCGCTCCTCGCCGCTCGCATTGGCGACCGCCTGCCAAGCCCATGAGCGCGAGAACGAGACGGGCGTTGCCAGATACGGCATGCCGCCGCGCGGTTGATCAGCCCCGGCGACCCGTGACAGACGCCGGAACGCAGCCCGCAGCTCGGCGAGCACGGCCTCGCGCAACACGATCGTGTCGGGCGACAGGCCGGAAATCCGGACGTCGATCACCTTCGGGATCGGCGCCGCAAACGTCACGATTGCCGCCGCCGGCTGCACGAGCGCCACGTGATCGGCGACCCGGTCGATCTCGCCGGCAGGCGGGATACCGTTCGCATAGAGTTCATCCATGACGACGAACACCCGCACCGTGCCGGCGCCGTTCCACAACCGCTCGACGAACACTCGCGTCACGCCCGAGACCTCGGCGGCCCACATGACGTAATCGGACGGCGCGCCCCCATGGGGCGGATTGCGCTTGCGAAACAGAATGCGGCCCCGGAACGTGCCGAGGTCGGTTGTCCATTCGGCGCCGTCCGGCTCGACGTCGGCGCCGGCGGCGATGCCGTCGGACGCGACCACGGCCAGGACGTCGCCGGACGTGACCGTGACGCCGGAGACGATCGTCAACGGCGTGCCGCCTTCCGCATTCGTGGTCTTGCCATCGCTCGCCGCGACCACTTCCACGTCGAGGGTGCCGGCGGCGGGAAGATAGGCCGGAACGGTCGCACCGTATTCGACCCCATCGGTGCGCGAGAAGCGCGCGCCGGCGTCTACCGTCACGCCGGCCGCCGCCGTCAAGGTGACGTAGCCCCGCGCCGGCGCCGCCGGCCGCCGCGCCAGGCCGAATTCCTGCCCGTGCAGATCGAGGTTCTCGCTGTCCGCCAGCCCTGCGAAGCGTTGGCGATAGATGTAATCGGCGAAGCCGAACACCTCGAACACCATGCCGGCAAGTACTTTGGCGCTGGCATAGACGTTGTTCGGCCATAGCCACGCGTCAGAGCCGGGCAGGTTTGCGCGGAACGAACGCCGAGAACGCTCGGTCAAGTCTCGTAACGTCGGAATGGCGAACATGTCGGTTACCCGATTTGATCCCAGACGAGTTCGAATTTGCGATCGTAGACATTGGCGCCGTCGCGCCCGAACAGGCTCACGGCGAGATCGAGCCGGCTGGCGATCTCGTCGACGCTCGCCGCCACCTCGATCCGCACGACTGCCCGTTGGGTCAGGAGCGACGCCAGGGCGTCGCGTGCGAAGGTCTCGGCCCATCGCGACATGGAGGTGCGGAACGTCAACGGCGCCCGCTCCAGGAGCCACAGGAGCGAGCCGAGCTCGGCCTCGTAGAGATCGGCGCGCACGTCGACGCCGTCGCCCCACCAACCGCGCGGGTCGCCGTCGGCAAGCCACGCCAGCGGGTGGTCCGCCGGCACGCGCCGATCGGTGAACAGCGCCAGCGTGATGGCTGTTTCAAGCGCGGCGTCGGACGCAAGCCCGCCGGCGGACAGTTGCCAGTCGGCGCCTCCGCGGCCGGGCGACCAACGCGAGTTCCACAACAGGAACGGATCGGCGTCGCAGCCTTCGGCGGCGCGGATGACGACATCGGCCATGGGTTCACCCGACCTTGGCGTAGACGTTGATGGACGGGCCTTCCTCGGTCACGACACGCGCATAGGCACCGTCCGTACCGTCGCCGCCCAGATAGACGTTCTTGCCGCCACCGGGCTTGACGGTGACCTTGCCCTCTTTGGCGTGCACCGCGATGCCGTCACTGCCCTTGACGTAGACCACATTACCCTTGTCGTCGTAGAGCACCGCCGCGCCTTCCGGCAGGTTGCGGATGCGCTTGTCCTTGTGCTCAAACCCGAGTGCGAGGATGCGGTCGGAGCGACCGCCGAGGGACAAAAACAGCCCCTCGGATTTCTGCGGCGCATGGGACGTGAAGCCGTGCGGTTGCACACGGACGATCTCTTTCAGATCCTCGGATTTGAGCCCGGTGACGTCGAGCAACTGTTGCGAGCCGCGATCGTCGGTCTTGACCAGCGTGCCACGGCGCAGTTGGGCGACGACGCCCTCTTGTCCTTCCGGAAACCAGAGCCACATGGCTATTCGTCCCCCGCGTCCGTGGCCCAGCCTTCGCCGGACTTGCCGCCCTTGGACTGCCCGCCATGGGCGCGCGGATCGGTGAGCGTCAACACGCTTTCGCTGCCCTTGCCGCGCTCCTGCGAATAGGTGACCTTCTCGATCACCATGTCTTGAGCAAGCACGAGGAACGGGCTTTCCGTCCACACCAGCAGGCCGGGTGTCCATATCTGCCCGGCCTCGTCGCGAAACCCTTGCGTGGTCGCGTTGGCCCGCAACGAGTTGCCGGCCTCGCGGTCGCGCCGGGCGCGGGCGCGCTTGCCGGCGCGTTTCTTGTCGGTATCGTCATCCTGGATCACGATCACGGGCCGGTTGCGCTTGACCGACGCATCGCGCGCCACCGCCTCGATTTCGAGCGCATCCGGGCCATGACCGAACGGGCGTTGCCCGCGCACGATCACCTTGGAGTGTCGGCCGCTCCAGTTGTGATCGGCCTCGCCGATCTTCATGTTGCGGCCCTCGACGAGGGCACCGGCATGGCGCTTGTTGCTCGCCTTGGTAATCGTGATCGAGCCGTCGGGCTGGCCCGACAGGGTCACGCCTTGCGCCCGGCACAGCTTCTCGATGCAGCGAAACACGGTCTCGCCCGGCGTGATCTGGTATTTTTCGACCTTGTCCAGTTGCTGGTCAGTGGTGAAGCCGACGCCGGAGCGGTCCAGTTCCTGGCCGATCTCCAAAGGCGTCTTGTTGCGGAACCGGCCGGTCTCATGCTCGGCGGAGGAATCGATCAAGTCTTGCCCTTTCGAGCGGCCCGATACCGCAATCTCGGCGGTCGAATGCTCGCCGATGCGCGGTTGATAGCGATCGACGTAACCGCTCAGGACGAGATCGCCGCCGAAATAGATTTCGACCGGCTTGCCGGCGAAAAAGGCCGCGACCGCGTCGCCGGGCGAGTCCTCGGCCGCGATCTCGATCCGGAACGAGCGCGCCGCCTCGTTGATGGCCGCGTCGACCATGACGCGGCGGAACGCGGTCCATCGGCGACCGCCGGCGACGACCGTGACGAATTCCTCGCCCATGTGCCTTAAGCCCTAACTCGCCAGCGCCTGGAACCGGCGCGGCATGAATGACGGGTGCCGCACCCCGTTGCGCCCGACCAGCTCACCCGCCCGCGCCGGCGTGGCGTAGAGCCGCCACGACCACCACAGGGATGGCATGATGGCCGAGGATTCGACCGTCACGACCGGCGCGAGGTCGACGATCAAGGCCGTGAGATAGTCGACCACGGCATCGCGCAACGCCCCGATGGCGATATAGAGCGCCGCGTCGGCGGCGCCGAAACAGGCCGCCATTTCGTCCTCGAACCGTTCGGCCGCCTCGCCCCGCGCCGTCACACCGTCCGGCCGGCTGGCATAGTTGCGCCGCATCAGCGCCTCGGCCCAAGCCGTGAGGCCGGCGAGACGGGCGAGACGCGCCACCTCGGCGACGTTCTCAGCGGCGCGCGCGGCCGTCGGCGCCAGATAGGTGTCAGCGCGCGCCACATCGTGGGCGCCGATGTAGTCGGCCATGGCGGCTTGCGCCGCCGGCGCCGGCATGGCGTCGGCGAGCCGGCGCACGGCCGCGACCAGGCCCGCGGCCAGTGCCTCGGCGCCGGTCGCGGCGCCGATCTCCGGCAGCACGGCAAGGAGGTCGCTCGCCTCGCCGGGCGTATCCGATCGCGACAGCAACAGAGGCGCCGAGGCGACCAGCGCCGTGACACCCTCGCGAACCTTGGCCGAGGTCGCCGGATCGACCGCATTCTGCAGCCGCACCACATCGAGCGCCGCCGCCGCCGCCTGGACACCCTCGACGGCGGCCGCGACGACGAAATCCGGCTGCGCCAGCGTTGCGACGCGGCGCGGAAACAGACCCGCAAGCGCCGCCGCCAGACGGTCGGCCGCATCCGTCACCAGGCGCGCCGCATAGGGCAGCGACACTAATGAGCCGGCGGCGCCAGCACGCACGAATTTGGCCGTGTAGGCCACATAACCGAGCTTGTCGCGCTGATGACTGCGGCGGAATTCCTGGCAATGGACCGACACAGGACCGCGGATCGGCAGCACCAGCGAGCCCGGCCCCTTACTGGCAAAGGTTTCCGTCAGTCGCGCGGCTTGAGCGTCGACGTCGTCGCCATGGATATAGATCGCGCCTTCGAAGAAGCGCGGCGCCTCGCCGAGGTCCTCGACGAACGGGTCGTCACGGTGCGGGAATTCATGGATGACGAGCCCACGCCCGCCGCTCTCGTCGTCGCTCTCGAACCAGAACGACACCCCCTTGTAGGAGCCCGGCCACAGGGACGTCAGCCAGTCGCGACATTCCGTCATGGCGCCGGCCCCGCTTCCGGCATCGCCTTGCCGGTCGATCCCGCCGTACCGCTCGGCGGCGCGCCGTTGACGCGCACGTTCGTGATCGCGTTCGAAATCATGCTCTGTATCCGCGTCATGAAGTCAGCCGAGGGCACCACTTCGACCTTGACGTTGACATCGGCATTGCCGGTCAATTCGGCCTTTGCGGGCGGCGCCTCCGCGAGGCCGTCACGCACAGCCTTGGCCCAATTGGACGGGTCCCAAGCCGGGCCACCGGCGGCAGGACGATCCCAAGCCGACGGGTCGATAGGCGGCGCGGCGGGCGCCGCCGCGGGCGGCGGCGGTGTCTGCAGCTCGGGAAGGCCGAGGCGCGCGCGCTCGGCATTGAACGCGCGCCGCCGCGCATCGGTCAGCGATCCGCCGCGTTGACCCCGCAGACGTTCGCCGCTGGTCAGGCCTTCATACGGCTTGGTTTCGTCGTGCAGCGTTCCGATGGCGCCGGCAGTCAACAGGCCGCCGGCGACGACCGGATTGGCTGCGGCCGGCGCCACGGCAAGGATCAGCTTGGACAGCACGCCGGCGGCCGACGACAGCTTGCCGACGAACCAGACCAAAGGACCGATCGCGACCGCGGCGCCGGCCGCGTAGGTGGAAAACTCCAGTATCTTGGGATTGAGCTCCGCGATCGACTTCAAGCCGGACGCCAGACCATCCATGGTCTTGATCGCCGCGTCCGTCATGCCGGTCTCGCCGATCGTCTGGACGAGGTTCTGATACGAGCCGCGTAACTTGTTCTCGGCGTCGATCAGGCCGGAATTGATCTTGTCGGCCATCTCGCGCGAAACCGAGCCGCCGCGCTCGCGCGCCTTGGTCAACTCCTCTTCCATTTGCGTGAGCATGTAGGTCACGCGGGCATTGTCGAGATTGGCGAGGCGCACCGCCTGCCGCTGGTCCATGAACTGCGCCATGAAGGCGGCGAAGTTCGGCGCCTTGCCGGCGGCATCCTTGAGGAACCGCATGATATCGATTTTCTCGATCGCGGTTCCCATGATCCGGGTGGCGAGATCGCCGGCGGTGTCGGCGTCCTTGAGGTCGCCCTTGCCAATGCGGCGAATGGCGGCGATCAGGCCTTTTTCGTAACCTTCGCCTTCGAGGCCGCCGAGCTTGCCGACGTCGCCGAGGAAGCGGGTGCGCTGCTTTTTCGACAGCGTGCCGGTCTGTTGCTCGACGCCACCGAGGATGTTTTCCGGCTTCAAGAGCGCCGGGTTCTTGATCACATAGTCGTCGATCTTCATGCCGATCGCCGAGGCGGCGGCAAGCGCCGGCCGGGTCGGCTTCAAGAACCGCACCATCATGGAGCGCAGCGCCACGCCGGCCTCCGGGCCGAGGATGCCGGCTTGCGCCAGAACCGCCGTGAAGGCGCCCAATTGCTCGGGAGACACTTTCAGTTGCGCCGCCGCCGCGGCGGAATACTTGAATGTCTCCGAAATCCCTTCAATCGAGCCGGGCGCGACCTTGTTGAGGATGGCGAACAGGTCGACGAGCTGGCGCAGATTCTGATTGAGCGTGCTCGCATCGAGCATCTTGCCGGTCTTGTCGTACATCTTGCCGAAGCCCGCCAGGGCGAAGATCGAGAGTTCGGACGCCTTCGGAATTTCAATCTCGGCGAGCGTGGCAAAGTCGAGAATCGGTTTCTGGATCGCCTCCAGGTGGCGCGGCTCGAACCCGGCCTTGATCTGTTCGACCATACCTTTGATCACACCCTCCGGCCCGAACGCATAGTCACGACCGTAGCGCTTCGCGGTTTCGCGAGACGACTTGAGTTGTTCGTCGTTGAGATCGCCGAACGCCTTGAGCTTGTTCGACGCCAGCTCAAAGTCATGCAGACTGTGCAGGATCGAGCGGCCCGCCATGGCGGCCGGCAGGCCGACGCCGACCGTCATGCCACGGCCGACCGCCGTCAGCTTGCGGCCGGCGGCTCCGGCCTTGCTCTCGATCGCGGCCAACCGGCCGGAATAGCCGCTGACCGCATCGCCGGCGCGGTTGATGGCGCGGATTTTATCGGCGATGCGGCCGAACACATTGCCGGTGCGATCGGTCGCCGAAATCCGTGCCTCGGCTTCGAGAACGCGCGCCATGGGCGATCATTTCCGTTTGAGAAGGCCGAGCTTGTGAGCCCGGACGGCCCACCACTCAATTTCCGACAGCGGCATACGTCCGCACGCCTCGGCGTCGACGATGCGCAGCACGAACACCAGGAGGTCGCAGAGCGAGGTCAGCCAGCCTTCGCCGTCTTTTTCGGCGCGCCGCCCCGCGCCGCGAGGAAAAAACCGAGCAGCGCCGCCTTGACCGCGATGCCGTCGGCGAGCCCCATTTGCTTTTTCGCCAGGAGCGGGTCCGGCTCGACGATGCAGCGATCCATATAGGCGTCAATCGAGGCGTCGTTCTCGATCGAATAGATCGTGCCGTCCGGATTGCGGGCGGTCACCTGCGGCTCCCCGATGGCGAAGTACTCGGCGGCGGTCGGCTCGCGCACCACCACGGCGGTGACCTTGCCGCCGTGGCCATCGATCGGCTCTTGAAGCGGGACGCGTGTTTGACGTGCCATGATCTTTCCACCCCTCTGGCCTACAAGGCCTTGTAGTTGGCGCCCTCGATCTTCATGCCGGTGACCTCGCCGTTGGAGAGGTTGATCTCCGGCGTGCCGGTGAGGCGCGCGGCCGTGTACATGTGGGTGCGGCCGTTGTCCTCTTCCTCGATCGTCACATCGAGCTTGCACTTAAGGAGAAGATCGTTCCACACGATGCCGCAGCCGTGCCGGAACTTGATATCGGCACTCGGCAGACGCGGCTTGGACATGAAGGCGGCCGAGCCGTCCTGATTTGCTTGCGCGGTGACCTCGCGATTGGCCGGCTGGATTGTGATATCGGCCTCGCTCGGCGTGTAGCGCGCGCCGTCGATTGCGATCGAGACACGACCGCCGAATGAATTACAGCAATCATCCGCCATCGGATGGCCCTTTCAGTTGATGGGTTGACGGGAGACGGCGCCGGAGAACACCGGCACCGCGTGCAGCCTCAGACCGCGACGGCGCCGCTCGGCGTGTTGTACTGCAGATACGCGGTGATGTTCGCCGCGAACACGCGCAACTGATTGACGACGTCGATGGGCAGCGCCGCGTTGACTCGGTTGGCGTCGAGTTGATCGCGCTCGACGACCACATATTCGGCGAACAGGTCCTGTTTCTCCGCGACGCCGAGGGCGACGAGGTCGTTATAGGCGTGGATCAAGGTGGCCTTGATCGACTTCGGCGTCGCCACATTGGAGACGTTGAACGGGTTGTCATCGGCGAGCGCCTGGCGGGCGTGCCGATTGAGGATCGCCGAGCGGAAATAGCGCGTCACATACATCAGTTGCGCCATAGTCTCGACGTCCCGGAAGGTGGCGTCGGGCGCGCCGGCGTTCGTCTGTTGATAGGTCGTGGTGACGCGGTCGATCATCGCCGCGCCGTCGACCGTCACCTTGTAGCCGGACATGCCGTCGGCATAGAGCGCCTGGCGGTCGTCGATATCCCACCACTTAGAGCGATCGTCGGGCGGCAACACGCCGTCGAGGACGAGGGTCTGCAGCGGGCGCGATAGCTCCGGCGCATTGCCGAGGTGGGCGCAGGCCTGTGCGGCGAGCGCCGCCGCCCATTCCCACACCGGCGTCGGCGAGGCTTGGCTCGCCATGATCGAGACGTGGGGATCGTTACGGCCATTGCCGAGCGTGACATTGCCCGACAGGGTACCGAAATTCGCCGTCACGTAGTGGCCGTAAAGCTGTTTCGTCGGCGACCAGCGGCCGGACGAGCCGTCGAGGAAATCCCGCACCGCATTGAGCGATGTGGCATCCACATAGGGACCAGCCATCCAGTCGTATTCGTCGTCACCGAGATTGGCGAGGGCAGGCGCGAGGTCCGGATTTCCGGAGCCGCCCGCCATGGCCGTGATGGTCACGTTGGACGGCACCAGGGCGTTGGCCTCGTCGACGACGAGTTTGACGTCGATCGAGTTGCCGGCGGCGCCCACATGGCGGGCCGTGAGATCGCATTCATAGGTGTTGGTGCCATTGACGGCAGCCGTCACCGGCAGCCCCATGGCGTTGATGGCGGCGACCAGGGCCGCCGTCACCGTCGCCTTGGTATCGGCGGCGTTGACCTGGATCACGACACGCCGCCCCATGATCCGCACGATCCCGGCGCCGGTGACGCCGGGATTGGCGGCCAGCGAAATCTTGCCCGCCGCCGCGGCGCCGGCCGGATCGGCGAGCGGCAACAGCCAGATCGGCTGAAACGGGGCGTTGCGGCGCCCGATGCGATACATGTATTGCAGCATGGAGCCGGCGCCCGCCAGCGCGATCACCTCGGCCTCGGATTGCACCGGGCCGATCGGCATTCCGGCCGGCGCCGAGCCGGCGTCGGCTTTCTGCCCCACCAGCAGCAGGCGCGGGAAATTGACGTAGGGCGTCCCGCCGGAATTGATCTCCGCATAGAACAGCGGCACGAGCACATTGCTCGGGATCGTATTGAAGCCGACCGACATTGTCGTTCACCTCCTCATGAGCGCGAAAGGCGCGGGTTTCAAGGCTCGACGGCCGGCAGCGCCGGCGCCGGTGCGGCCTCGCCGGCGGCGCCGGTCGGCGGCCGCTTCGGCCTGCATTTCTCGACGTCGCGATCCCGCAGGCGGCGCAACCAGAAGGTCGACGCCGGCTTGTTCTCGCCGTCCGCCGACAGCGGCGCACCCGATACCGGGTCGCGCACGAAATAGCGCTCGCCCGTCGAGGGATCGACGGCCGGGCGAATGAACAGGCTTGGCATGGGTCAGTCCCCTTGCAGGTTGTCGGCGACGGCCTCGACGGCGCCGCCCGGCTGGCCTTGCGGATCGGCGACGTCGAGCCGGAGCGCGACGGCATCGAGCGGCACCGCGGCCGGCATCGCCGGCGCAGCCCCGGCGAGCCCGCGCGCCAGTTTGGCGCCATAGGCCGTAGCGGCGAGGGCGGCGACCACGCCGCGCAGCGGTTCGGGCAGGCGCGCATAGCCGGTCTCGTCGCCGGTCGGCGTCGGGTCGTAGCAATCGTCCGGGATCACCATCTTGATCCGCAGGGTGCGCATGGCGAGCCGGTCCCCCTCCTCGCTGGTGCGATGCGGCAGCGAGCGGATATCAATCACCTTGCGGCCGGTCAGCTTGCGCCAGATCGCCCCGGTCGGGCCGTAATGCAGTGCAAAGCGCGACTGTGCCTCGATCAGATCGAGATCGGCCTCAAGCTCGGCGTCCGTATAGGCGACGCCGGCGACATACTCGCCGCCGAAGTCGCCGCGGGCGATGACGGACAGCTCGATCACCAGATCGACGACGCGCTTGTAGGGCGGCCCGCCGGGCTTTTGCCCCGGATCGCCGTTGTCCTCATCGGTGTAGATCGCGATCACCGGTCGCCGCTCATTGGCGGCGAGATCATCGACGGCGTCGATCCGCGAATCATAGACATGCGCAAGCGCCAGCGTCGGCCACGGGCCGCCGGAGGGATTGGCATCGGACACGAGCGCGGCGGTCGGCCGCAAGGCTTCGAGTGTCGCGATGCGCAGCGCCGTGCGCGAAAGAGACATGGGTCAAGCCACCCTGTTGAGATCGAGCCGCGCAACGCCGAAGCCGCGCAAGATTTCCGCAACCCGGAATTCGGTCCCGGTCGCGTCGCGCTGCACATGATCGCCGACGGACGGCTCGTAGGGCAGCACCTCCAGCCGGATCGATATGAATGGCCGATCGTTCACGTGCGCGCCGCGGTCGGGCTCGACGCCGACGGTGCGCACCGGCCCGCTGCCGGCGCGAGCGGATGGCTCGCCATAGATGGCCAGAATAGTCGTCGCCGCCCGTGCCGCATCCGCCGCCGGCCGCCCATTTACCTCGCGTCCGCGCGTCATGGGCCGATAGTGAAACAGTTCGGCCATGACGTCGTCACAGGTCACGGCGGCGGCGGCAAATGCGGCTTGGAACGGCGACGACATGCGCGCGGTCCCGCGTCAGATATTGGAGTTGATCTTGGCGAGCCCCACCGTATCGCCCGACGCCGCGACCGCGACCGCGACCGCGACGCGGGTGTTGCCGGATGCGGTCACGGTGAGTTTCTTCGCCGTCGCATCCCAATACAGGGCGTCGCCGAATGCCCAGGCGGCGCCGGTCGCCTTCGGCAGTTCGTACACCCCTTCGGTATCGAGGGCCACGTCGGCGCCCTCGATTTCCGTCGTGATGGCGACGCCGAAAATCTTTCCGACGAGCGCAGCGGCACCGGACGCGATGCCGCCGGTCGGCGCCGGCACCGTGAGGACGGCACCCTTGCTGATCTTGTTCTGCATAATGTTAGACCTTTGCTGAAAGCGGTTTCCCCAATTAGAGACGGCAGACGATCGCTCGCCCGCCGCCTCACTGTGCCTATCGCGCCGCCGATCAGGCGCCGGGGTTCTTGTACACGCCGCGCCAGTCGATCGCCTTGGCGGCGAAGTCGAGGCGCCCCTTGACCTCCAGGCCGTCGACCTCGAAGCCGATGCGTTGCTCCGTATAAAGGCCCTCCTCGCCGTCGAGATACGCGTATTCGACGGTGTCGATCGTCGCCGGATCAGCCCACAGGTACCAAGCATTGCCGGAGAGGCGGGCCTCTGCCATCAGCGTGAGAGTGTTTGCGAACGGATTGACCTTGCCGCCCTCGCCCGGAACGATCGTGGCTAGGAACTGTTGCGCCTGTGTTTCCTTGTCGGGCGACACGATCAGGAAGGCGGGCGACACATTGAGCGGCTCGGCATCCGCACCCTTTTTGGCGAAGCCTTTTTGCTTGCGCATGGCCGCCCGACCGGCGCCGAGGGAATCCACCGCGATGGCGGCGCCGGCGGCGGCGAGATTGCCGTGGTCGGCGTGGAAGATGACGACGCCGTCGGACATGGCCGGATTCGCTACCACGATCTGCCAGAAGATGCCGGCTTCCGTCTCGGCCGCCGCCCGACCCAGCAGGGTCGGCAAGCGATCGAACGCGCCCATGTCGTCATTAATCAGCGTCTGGCGCGTGATCGGCACGATGCGGCCATAGGTGGCCAGCGCATACTTTTCCTGCCCATCGGAGAGGGCCGCATACTGATACTCGCCCCCTTCCTTGACCTTGACGAAGGTCGGCAGGTTGGACAGTTGCGTGACCGCCTTTTCCTTGAAGTCCGACGAGTTGGACTGGCGGGCGAGCCGCTTCCAATTGCTCGGCGCCGTCTCGTAGGCGTTACGCAGCCGCTTGACCACGACATTGGCGAGGATCGCCGGGAAATCCGACGTCGACATGCCGCCACGCAAGCCGGTTTCGAGGCCGAGGAGCCGCGTCGCCAACGCCAGAGGCGACAAGCCCCGCAGGCGTTCCCCGGTAACCTCCTCATGGAAGGCCCGGCCCATTTCCAGGAGCCGCATACCGCGCCACTGGCGGGCGGGCGAGTCCCCCTCGATGGTGACGGCGCCCGGATTGGCGCGATGCAGGATCGCCATCGAGACGGCGTCGCGAAGCGTGTCGCCCTCATCCTGCACCACCGTCACCCGCGGCGAAATCCGCGCCGAGCGGGTGGCAACGGCGTCGAGCACGAGGCCCCGCACGGTGTCGAGCGAGGTGCCGGCCGTCACGTGCGTGGTCGCAAAGTCGGCCGGCATGGCGTGGCGGGTGGCGAGCGCCATGATCTCGCTCACCCGGGTGCGCTCAGCGGCAAGATCGGCGGCCGGCGCCGGCGGCGACACCGGGGGCGCCGGAGGCGGCGCGGCCCGCCGCTCCTCGGTCGCAATGGCGGTGTCGACGATCGCGATATTGCCGACGATCGACCGGTGCGCCTCCTCGATCGCCCGCACCGCGTCGGCCGACATGCCGTCCGTGACCTCGGCCATTTTAGCCGCCGCCTCTGCCTGCAGGGCGGAGCGCTGCTGGCGCAGCCCGTCGAGCCCGACCGCAAGCACGAATTGCGCCAGGGCCGCTCCGGGCGCGACGCCGGACGGAACGTCCGTGTGCGCGCCGGCGAAGAGAGCATCCGGAACCAAGATCGCGACGGCGACCAGCGCGAGCGCAACGGTCAACGCCGCCAGTTTGGCATATTTCATGTCAATGCCTTTCGATGAACCGGAGCGGTGCGCCTGATCTCCTGCGGCTCCGGAATTCGCAGGCGGCATTTCTAGAAACGACGGCTCACGCGGCAAGCCGAACACTTGCCACGGCTGTATTCGCAAGAATTCGCGCCGGCCTGGTGGATCTCACCGGACAGGTTTCGACAGGCGCGAATACTTGGCTGGTCTGTGATCGCGGCCCTAGAGGCCGGCCGCGAGGGCGCGCATGCGCATGCGGGTGGCAGCCAGCGCGATGCCGCTCACCGGCGCCCGCGTCATGTGCAGCGGGAAGACCGCAAGATCGGCGGCGCGGACCTGTGCGCCGGCGTCGGCCCCCACGGTGACGAACGAGATTTCAAACGGCGTCCACCTTGTGACGATCCGGCGCTCGATCTCACCGGCTTTCTGCGGCGCCTCGACGCGCACCTCGTTGATGGTGTAGCCGACCGAGACGTTGCGAATGATCTTTTCGCTCACCAGCGCATACATGCGATCCGAAGGCGGATCGACGCCTTGCGTCGGGAAGCGGATCGCCGCCCGACCCTCGCCCTTGTCGAGCCACGCCCGCTCGACGACGCCAACTTGCGCCGCCGTCGACCACATGGAGTGACTATCGAGCGCGGGCGCGCCGGCGCGGAGCCGCGACAGATCGACCGCCGCATCGGTGACGGTCAAGACCTCGTCGAACGGAATGCGTGTGTCCCAGCCGAGCCAGCGCACGCGCCGAACCGCCGCGCCGGTCGTAAAGGTCACCTCGATCGTGCGCGTATCGGCGTCGATCGTCGTGACCGGCGCAAGCCGCGTCTGCATCGGCAGCGCCGACGGGACTTCAAGCGTCTTGATCGGCTTCGTCATCGGCCTTGTCCTCGTCTCCGGTGTCTTGGCTCTTGTCTTGGCTCTTGTCCTGGCCCTTGCCCTGGCCCGCGCCGCGGCCCGCGGCTCCGCCCTTGAGTGGTACACGCGCATCCGTTTCCAAGGTGATGCCGCGGCGATCGAGTTCCTTCACCCATGTCTCGATCTCGTCGAGCTGTTCCTCCGGATCGAGCCCCCAGGAGGCGCAGAACTGCGGATAGGTCATGCGGCCGGAGCGCACGGCGGCAATATCCGCCTGCATATCCTTGAGTGGGTCGATCGGCTCCACGGCCGGCATGATCCATTCCACCGGGTAGCCGCCGGCACGTCGCGGCAGGACGCCGAAATCTTGCGCGTAGGCGCACCACTTTTCCCACAACGGATCGAGAAGCATGGCGACAAGCGTCAACCACTGGAATTGCTCGACGATGCGGCGGAATTCGATCTTGCCGGCACGCAGGGAGGCGAAGTTAGCGCGCCGCAGATCTCCGGTCAGTTGGTCATAGGTGATGCCGGAACCGGCGGCGAGCGCGAGCCATTGCATCATCAGGATGGATTCGAAAGCCAGCGACGAGGAGGGCTGTACCGTGGTGACGTCCTCGCCTTGATCGAGGTATTTCACCATGCCGGGCGACAGGGTCTCGATCCGCCGCGAGCCGTTCGCAGTCCGCTCCGTTTGCGTCCGGTTCGCGAGCGTGGTGCCGGAATTGTTGGTCTTGATGAAGGCGGCGAGACAGGCCTCGATCCGCCCCTTGATGACGACAGCCTCTTCGAGATCGGCGGTATCGCGACCTTTCAACGTGACAGGCGCGAGCCACGGCACGCCGCGGCCCTGGCCGATACGATCCTTGCGGTACGCGTGCAGGACCTCATCCGCCGGCACACGGATCGAAGCCCCCGGCATCATGAGCCCACGGGCGCCGGGGTGTTCCGGCAAAATCCAGTAGGCGAGCCGCTTGCCTTCGGCGTCGTACTCGATCCCCTGATCAACGATGCGTGGCGCACCGTCAAGCCGGAGTGCATCGCGGCTCGTATCAAGGTGATCCGGCTCCAGGAGCTGCAGCTCGATCGGGACATGCGAGGGATCGCGCTGCCGAACGGGCTTCAATCGTCCCAATACTTCACCGGATTCAACGATGCACCCGGTCGCCAGCGCGACAAGCCCGTCAAAATTGAGCTGCCCCTCGGCATCGCACGTCCGGCGCCACTTGCGCCACGCGGCCAGGGCTTTCTTGTCGAGCTTTTTGTTGCCGGTTCGAACGATGGGCGTAATCCCGGTGCCGACCGCATGCGCCTTGAAGACGGTCACGACGCGCGCACCCCACCACGTGTTGCGCACGTGGTCGCGGGACCGCGCCCGCACGCGCGCGAGCGTGCCGCGCGTCGTCTCGTTGGCCGAGGCGTTTGTGGCCCGCCAATTGGCGGTCCGGCGCCCGACCGTGGCGGCGTCGTAGTGCCTGAATTCGGCCAAAGCCAACCGCGCGGCGGCACGGCGGGCGCCGGCTTGCGGCGACAGCCACGAAATGGCCTCGTCGAGGAGGTTCATCGTCGGACTTTCCATCACTCGCGCGAATGCGCGATGTACGACACGCGATCGGGCGCCGCGCCCGCCGCCTCGGCCGACACCATGTCGAGTGTCGCCCGCATGTCGGTGAGCGAGCGATACTTGACCGTGCGCTGATCCGGGCCGGCACCGAAGGTCACTTCGAGCGCACCCGTCGCAATCGCCGCCTTGAGCGTATCGACGTTACGTTGCGTCCAAGCCATCGCGGAGCACCCTACCGTTGCAGCCAGTCGGGCCGCGGAGTAACCCACGCGGACCGTGCATCCTCTTCACCTTCATTCGGTGACGAGTGATCGAGCGGCGACGCCGGCGGGGAAGCCCCCGAACCCGCCGGCGCCGCCGCAGTCTCCGGGGCAGCGTCATGGCGCGCAGCACCAGCCGGAGACATCGGAGCCACTTCCGCGACCGCCGGGACGCCGCGCGGCTCCGATTGGATTTGCACCGCGAGGGGCCGCGGAGAGAACAGGTCGCCTTGTTCGATCGAGCCGGCGCGCTCGCGGGCGAGCACGCGCCACTCGTCCTCTGTCATACGCGTCAAGCCGAGGTGGTCGGCGAGCGCCATGCAGTAGATCGCACAATCGAGAAAATGGTTGTCCTCTTTGCCGCGTGGCTCCCACGCCTTCGTGACACGACCACGCACGCGCTTTTCGACGAGCGCCTCGGCCGTGATCTGGCGAAAATAGACGTCATCGAGCCACGTGGCGAAATGCCAATAGCCGGCCGGATCGACCTCGCGGCCGGCGGCGCGGCCCTCGCGGCGAAGATCCTCGTAGAAATGCCCTTTGAGCGACCATGTGCCGACGCCCCACAGGCGCGTGCCCTGCGAGATTTTCTTTCCGCCGAGGTCGATATCGACGAGCTTAGGCGTGCCGAGCGCCGGCCGCGACCAGCCGTCCTCACCCTTGACCGCATAGGCCAGGTGGCGCGTGCGGCACCATTCGTAGACCACATGCGAGCGAAAGCCGGAATCGACCGCAAAACCGTCGACACGCCGGCGACCGCCGAACGCATCGTGATATTCGCGATTGTAGACCGTCGCCAGCTCGGCGAAGGCGCCGCCATAGGCATCCGTCGTGTCGCCGGCGATCAGGCCGGCGTCGACGACCCACGCCTCGCGGTTCGGCGCATAGGCGACTACCTGCCAATAGATGCCGCGCAATTGCACGTCGGCGGCGCCGACCAGCATCAATCCGCGCGGCGGAATATGTCCACGCTTAAGGTCAGCCTCGCGGCGTTCCATCAGCCGGACATGATCGGGCGCGTCGCCCTTCATGTCGTAGGGCTGGCCGAGCGTGAGATTGTAGAACGCTTTCAGCTTGGCCGGGTCGCTCTGCGCCTCGATCCAGCGTTGTGCGATCTTGTCCCACGGCACGAATGGCGATGACAGCGCGTCGAAATGATACGACGCGAACTTGCCCGGCGCCGACGCCGTCGCGATCCATCCGCCGCCGTCGCGCACGGCATTGCGCACCAGCGCGAATTTTTCGTGCGCCTCGACGACCGAGCCGCAGCACGGCATGACGTAATGAGCTTGGTACGGATACGTCTCGTTGAACTGGAAATGTCCGCCGAAGAACTTGAATACCTGCTTTGATGCGCAGCCCGGGCAGACGACATGCCAGCGCCGTTGATCGCCGCGCTCATACTCCTCGGAAATGTAGCAGGCGCCCTTGATCGTGGGCGTCGAGACGTCGAGTTCTTTCCAGTCACCGGACGCGAGGAAGGATTCATATCGCGCCTCGATCATCGAGTGCGGAGAACCCTGATTGTCGAGGTCGGCCGGGTACTCGCTCGCCTCGTCTTTGAAGATTTTCTTTTTGGTCTTGGAGCGGAGGTCCGCCGTCGACGAGGCAATCGCCATCGTCAACGATCCGCCGGCGTACCGCTTCGAATAGGCGGTCGAGCCTTCGCCGGCGCGGGATTTCTGCGGCAGAACCTTTTTCTTGAGCGCCGGGGTGTTCTCGATCGCGGGGCCGAGCTTGTCCCGGTTGAATTCGGTCAACGCGGAATCGGTCGGCTGCACCACCATCATGCCGCCGTTCGGGTCGCAGTCGATCGCGTGCCCGATAAAGGCGATGCCCAGCGTCGTGAAGCCGGATTGCGCACACTTGACGACGACCACCTTGTTGGCGGGATCGTCCGGGCCGAGCTTATCGAGCGGCTCGACGACGTAGGGCGTAAGCTCCGGGTCCCACTTTTCGTTCGCCCGCGGCCCATCGGGCACAATCAGGTTCTTGGCCGCCCACGCCGACGGCGTGATTGCGTCGGGAGGCGTGAACACGCCCGCCAGGGCGCCGGCGACGATCGCGATAGCCGATGCCTTGAACGCCATCATGACGGCATGTCCGGTTGTTCGTCACTGGCATCGGTGCCGGCGGCAAGGAGCTTCATTTGGTCGGCGAGCACTTGGCGCAGTTCGCGGCACACACCCTTGAGGGCGCCGCGCACGCCGACCGCGCCCTCTTTGGTCGCAATGCCGGCGAGTTCGTCGGCGCGCGCCGGCAGACGATCGAACGCCCGCACGATCGCCTCGGCGCATTTGGTCATGGCGGCGGCTACCTCATCGACCGGCACGAGCTTGCCGAGCTTTTCCTCGATGGCGATGCGCTTCAATTCGGCGTCGTAGACGGCGCCTTGCGTACGCGCGTCACGGAAGGTCGGATCGGCCGGGGACACCACCCCCTCCCCCCCGACGCCGAGCGGCAGACCTCCCGCACCCTCGCGCGCAGGCGCGCCGGCGAGCGCGCGAGCGTCCTCGGCCTTGGTCACCGCCCCCGCTTCGCGGGCCGGATCGCCGACGGCGCCGATCGCCTTGTCGTAGGCGACAAGGTTGACCAGTCTTTCGCGACCCTTGCCGGCGCGGACTTCGAGGCGGCCGTCGGCGGCGAGCGCTTTCACGCGTTCATGCACCGCCTGCCGGCTCACGCCCTTACGGCGCGCGATCTCGGCCGTCGTCATCCACACGGTTTCGAGAGGCGGCGCCGGAGCGGCGGCCTCGCCGAAATCGAACTGCGCCGACATGGGGCGAAAATCCTTGTCAAGCCGGAGGCTTGTGTCAGGGCTGTCAAGTCAGCTTGACGAAGCTGCAGCTACCGATATCCCGGGCCGCCGCGCGGGCGCATGGGGTGGGGGGCTGGGAAGGACCCGGGAATTCAGGGCGGGCGGCCGGTCATTTAGTGAGGATGCGGCCGAGTTCGTGGTCGAGGCGCTTGGCCAGGACGACGGGCACGGCCGCGTGGAACGTGGCGGCGCTTTGGTCGCGAGGAAGCTCGCGCGGGATCGCGGGGCCATAGAGCTTGTGGATCGGGAAGCGCGGCTTACCCATCCGGACATAGACGTTGCCGCCCCACTTCTTCACCATGAACGAGGCGGGAAACACGCGCCGCGTCCCCCACGGGGCGGCACTCACGCCCTTGCGCGTCTTTTTCGGCTTGAAGGCACTGAGTGGCATGAACCCACCCCGGGCGATGATCGACGCCGACAGATGCCCAACGCTCGCCGGTGTCGTGCTCAAGGCCTTGCGCACGACGGCGTACTTGGCGCCCGTCTGCTTGACGAGCGCACGCGCCACGGCGGTGCGGGTTTCCGTCACGGTGCGATTGAGCGCCCGGGCCACCGCCGCCGGCACCAGCCTGGCGGCCTCCTCGATCAGGTCCGCCAACTCGGCAATCTCGCGGGTATCGACGCGGATATCGAACGCCGCGGCACCGGGCTTGAGATCAGCGACACGGCCGATCTGATTTCCCTCGCGGTCAACCACCTGCCCGTATGTACGCCGCCGGCGGCTCACACCGGTCACGGTGTCGCCGACCACCCGATCGATAGCCGCCCGGCTCGCCATCAGCGCCGCCCCACCGTGCCCTTGAGCCGGGCGAGTTGAGACGCCGCGGCAGCCCGCAAGGCGCCCGTACGGGCATCCTGGACCGCCGTACGGGCCACATAGCCGGCCGAGGTCGAGACGGTGCGCAGATCGCCGCGGGCAAGCGCCGAGGCGCCGCGGACGATCGCTTGCGTGCGCTCTTTGCAGTGACAGCCCATGGTAACCCCACCTCGAATGGACGCGCCGGACGGGAGCCTAGCCGCCGGCGCCGCCGCGCGCCCTGCCGGCTCGCGGCCGGTTCCGGGACGCGGTCTTTGACTTGGCCGAAGGGCAAGGCGGACGCCGGGAGGGCAGCAACCCATCGGCGCCCGCCCCTCACAAGGTGCGCGGACGACTACGCTGCTAAACGCGCACCGCACGGAATGGATTTGAGACCGCCACGGCACCGGACGCCGTTTCATTGTCGTGTGGCGAAGGTGCTCGCTATCCCAGCTTTCACGAACACCAGCGGCAGAGCACGAACGCGAAAGCCCGGCGCGATCGGCGCCGGGCTTCCTTCGATCCCTTTTGGGACGGTTCGGAGAGTTGTCAAATTCCTAGCCCATGTCAAGCCGCGACCCTGACACGGCGCGCGCGCCTTGACGTCGCCTTGACGTCGTCTCCTGAAACACGTTGAGAGCATTCCAGACTTGGCAGCACCCGCGCCGGCGCCGGCTCCTCGTCGACGAGCCACGGCTCGACGGGCGCGACCGCCGCCACCACCACATGGTCGCGCAATGACCAGCCTTTAAGTGATTCGTGCACCAGATCGAGGCCGGTGCGCCACACCATGTATTCGGCCCGCGCGAGCGCGACCTCGTCGATCGACGGCACGAGATCGAACGGGCAATGGGCACCCTCGTCGTACTTTCCATGGCCGCGGTGCCCGAACACGATCGGCTTTCCGTTGAGGCCGATCCGCTTGTGACGTTTCACCGGCGGACACCACCACTCAGGCCGCGCCTTCATCTTGGCGTGGGTCATGACGCTGGCGCGCATGTTGAAAGTGAACGAGGAGGTGTAGACCCGCGCGGCCTGATAATTCCACAGGTCGGCGAGGATCGCCTCGCGGTAATAGCCCCAATCGATCGGAAAGAACTCCGGCAACATTCGCAAGGCTTGATCGACCACGAGCGCATCCGGATGCGGCGCCCCGGCCCCGACCGGCATGCCCGACCCATAGCCGTCGTCGCGCCCTCCGATCCGTTCCGTCAATTGCCACGACGAGGCCCCCGCACTGACATCCTTTTTCAGCAGTTCCGGGAATGCCCATTGCAGGAACAATTCCACGTCGATCCGTCTTTTCGTGTCCATGAGAGGCCCCGTGCCCGAATTGTTGATCTCTTTAGGCTTGCGAGGGTGCGAGGGTCGCGCGAGGGTCAATCGCAACCATCGCAACCGGCTTTTCTCTTTATCTCTCCTCTACTTCCCTTCTCTCTTGCGAGGGTGCGAGGGTTGTAGAGAAGATATTTAGAATTTTTCAGAGAGAAGAACCGGCCAGCCCACCCCGCACCCCAAACACCTTACGCGTACGCGCGAACAACCCTCGCACCCTCGCAAGCCGACGCTTAACGCACGCACGCAACACGACTATTCGGTTTGCGAGGGTTATAAGCGACCCTCGCGCTACCCTCGCACCCTCGGTGGCCCATAAGCCACACGCGCGCGCCACGCGGCGCGCGCGTCCTCCGCAATGACGATGTTCTCGCCGACCCGATCCCCAGTCGGCGAGGTCGGATCGGCGCCGCAGCGGCGCAACAGCGCGACGAGCGCGGCGGCCGACCAGTTGAACCGGGATGCCTTGAGGGCGGCCCGCGTGCGCGGCCCCAGGCTGTCGAGCGCCGCCATGTCGGCGCCGCGGTCGCACACGACGGTGCGCGTCAGATCCCCGTCACGCGTCTGGTTTCCGCCGGTCATCCGGGAAACTCCCGGTCATCGGGCGGCGGCGGCACGTCGTCGCCACCGCGGCGTTCGCGTTTCGGTACGTCATGGAGCCGCACATCGAGATAGAGCCGCACGCGGTCATTGGTTTTGGCGAAACCTTTCTGCGGCATCGCCAGCCCAAAGCTCTTTTCCTTCCACGGCCGCACCGCGTTGGCCTCGCACCACGCCACAAAGGCCTCGTACATTTCGCGCGCCGTCACGGTGGCGCGCTTGCCTTCCTGCCCCTCGACATAGGGCACACGCTCGACGCAATCGCGGGCGAAACCGCCGATCGGGTCCATGTCCTCGCGATACTCTGCCGTTGCGTCGACGATCTCTTGCGGCACCTTGAGGCCTTGCTCGAGATAGTGGAGGACGCCGGCGACGAGCCAATTGAGGATGCCGGCGCCCTCCTCTTTGAACTCGCCGAGGACCTCCTCCTGCGGGCGCATTTCCTCATTCGAAAGCGTCACGTTCCACGGCACCAGGCGCATGCGTCGCCAGATGCCGTGATCGACGCCGCCGATCTCCGGCTTGTGGTTGCCGCTCAAGACGAGCTTGAAGATCGGCCGGAATTCGAAGAACCGGGCATGCAGGTGCCGGGCGAGCATGGGCTCGCCGCCGGTGAGCGATTTCAGCAGCGCTTCCTTGAACTGCACGCCCCGCTCCGGCTCGCTGGCGCGCACCAGGCGGGCGCCGGGCAGGCGAGCGAGGTCCGGCGTCGCCTGGTCTCCGCGCCGCCCCGTCTCACCGGCGAGGCTTTCGAACGACAGCGTCAAGGCGTAGTTGCCGAGGAGGCGGCAGATTGCCTCGATCAGCGTCGATTTGCCGTTGGCGCCGAGGCCGTGAAAGAACACGAGGGATTGCTCGCCGGTGAGGCCGGTCATGCAGTAGCCGAGCCACACCTGCAGGAAGAGCCGCATTTCCTCGCTCGGCTGAAAGCGCTCGATGAAGGTCATGAAGCGCGGACACTTCGCCGTCGGGTCGTAGTCCACCGGGGCGAGCTTCGAAATCAGATCGGAGCGCGTATGCGGCTTCAATTCCACATGTCCCGAGACGTCCGAACACTCCGGATCGCGCCGGCGCGAAAACACCAGCGTGCCGTTCCGGCAATTGAACTTGAGCGCGTCCTCGTCGAGGGCCTCAGGCCCGACCGTATTGTGCGGCAGCGCCTGTTCGATCATGCCGTTGAGCTTGCCGGAGTTGCCCGACGAGATCGCGTATTTGCGCCGCGCCACCCGCCGGCCGATCACGGCGGAGCGCGCCTCCTCACCCATTTCCTTGGCGCGCATCAGTTGCGCGGCGCGCGCCTTGTCATCCGGCTTCCATTCGGACTTGCGCGCTTCGAGGCGCGTCAATTCCTCGGCCGCCGCCTCGCCCTCCTGGATCGCCTTGGCCTCGCGCGGCGACGCGGCGAGGTGGTCGGCTTCGAGCGCGATGCGCTCGGCGGTGCGTTGGGCGAAGCGCAGCACGGCCTCGTCGCCGCCCTCGCTCTGCCAGTGGGTCCCGTTCCACACGAACCAGCCGACCTCGCGCACATGCAACATGTCGTCGCCGAAATGGGCGAGCAGCCGGCGGCCGTTGCCGGTGTCATTCTGCGGCTCCTCGGCGCAGCGCTGCAGGACCGCGGGCGAAACCTCGTCGCGCTCGCTTTCGCCGACTGCCTCCGTGGCGTCGCCGGCGCCGCCGTCCTCGTCGTCGCCGGTCCATTCCGCCCCGAAGTCTGGCGGCGGCGATGAATTGAAGGCCTCGCCGCCGCCGCCGATCGGCGCGCGGGGACCCCCCACCACCGGGGGGGCGGGGGGCGGCGGCAGAGACCCATAATAAGAGCGACGCGATGCCCGTTCGGCCGCACCCTCGCGCACATGGGCGAGGTTCGCCGGCTCGATCCGGCCCTTGGCGAGGCCGGATTCGATCGTCTTGATGGACTTCGGCAGATTGGGCCACGCCTCGGCAACGCCGATCAACGCCGCCTTGACCGCGCCTTCCGACAGGGCGCCGGCGCCGACGAGGTGGCCGAGCTTCAAGGCCGAGGTGTTAAGGGTGGTGTTGCGCGTCCCCTGTACGGCGCCGGCGACGATCCGCAACTCGTCGTCGAGGGCCGCGAGCGCGTATTTCCGCACCGCCTCCTCAACCGCACCGCCGGCGCCCGCGGCGCGGGGGGAAGACGAGCGGAGCGGCGCCTGCGGCGCCGCAAGTCTTGTTTCCTTTTGCCACTTGCCGCGATGCAGGAGCCTGTCCATCAACGCCGCGGGCGCGGGGGCGATCAGCGTCTCGAAAGGCGCCCGTGCCCACTGGTAGCGCCGGCCATCGGCGCGCATAGACGGCGGCACGATCACATAGCCACCGGTCGAGCGGATATCGACATGCTCGACGATGCCGGCATTGCCGCCAACACTGTTCTTGGGATACTCGCCCGCCGGCGGGGCGTACCAGGAATGCCGGCCGCCGCGGGGCGAGAGCATGGTCACGGTGTCGTCGGCGAGCCGCTCGCCGATCTCGCGCGCGACGTCGTCGACCAGGCGCTCGATGGTGAAGACCTCGCCGGTCTCCTCGTCGGTACAGACGTCGTAATCGACCACGAAGGCACCGACCGGCACCCCGACCGCGACGGCGATCATGGCTTTCGGCCATTTCGTCCACCACTCCCGGATCGTATCCGGGTCCGTCGACGCTTTTTTGACGCCGCCGGTGTTGGGGATCGGCTCGCCGTGGCCGTCGCGATCTCCGACGACAAGCGGGCGCTTGTTCTTCGGATTGCACGGAAACACCGGCCATCCGCGTGCCGCATAGGCGAGCGCCGCGTCGAGAAGTTCATTTGCCATTTGCGGCCCCCCGCAACGCCCGCACCGCAATGACGATTTCGTCCTGCAGGTCGGTGTTGTCGGCAATGAGACTGATCATGCGCATGGCTGCGGCGAGGGCCGCCATGCGGTCGGCTTGATCGGGCGTGAGGTCGCGGCCCTCAGCGATGCGCAGCTTTTGCCAGCGGGCATAATGGAGCCGTTCGTGCAGGATCGCGGCCCACATGTCCGAATAGGTCACGATCGGAAAGCAGGCCTTGCGCTCGCCACCGGCACGCCAGCCGACACCGCAGCGTTCGCATTGCACGATGCCGTCGATCTCGACGGCCTCGCAATCCGGCCGCGCCACCACGGTGCCCATTGCGTCCGCCTCGCTCACGATGGCGCCTCGACACTGATGCGCAGCTCGGCGCCGGGATCGAGGAGCCCGGCGCGCTGCAGCCATTCACCCGTTTCGGTCTGGATTTGCCGCCGCCCGGCTTCGAACGAAGCGGCGCCGCCGCCCTGGATCGGATGGCGCGGCAGCGACACCCGCCAGGACACGGCGGGCCGCACGCCGGGCGGCAGCGGGATGATCTCGCCGACGATCACTTCGCCGAGCCGCGCCACCTCGCGCGCCATCGTGGGCGACGACCGCCGGAAGGTGAGGAGCGGCGTGGTCATGATGCCGGCCCGCGATCGGCGAGACGATCGAGGCGGTCGATGGCGGCGAGGAGCAACGCCGCCGCAATGACGAGACAGCGGCGATACTCTGTCGGCTTCCACCACTCCGGCGACCAGGACGCAGGCCACAACTTCGGCACCACGAACTTGCGATTTTCCCAGACAGGTGTCTCACCACGACCGCCGGACACGTTGACCTCGCCCCTAAGGGTCTTTGTCGCCATGTTCGGCACGGCGAAACAGGCCGCAGCCGCCTCTAGCGACTTATCGTCGTGCTCGTCGTCGTGCTCCGGCGTAAACCCCTCGCTATTCACCTGCCGCCGCCGCTCCAGGATGACGTCCAATTCCCCACGCGAAAGCGTACCCTCGAAACGCTCGCTCATGATGCACCCCCTGTAGTGCCATCGAGCCGCAGACATTGCGCGATGGCATCGGCTTGTGTGTGGAACCAACCCACGATGGCCCGCGACACCATGGCGACGTCGCCATCCGGGCGCAGCCAGCGGCGCACGCACACCACGGCCCACTGTCCGCCCCGCTCGCCGGCGCCGCCTTCAGCGCAGTGGTGCACCACCGGCGCGCCTGCGGCGTCGGCGGTGACCGGCGCCCCGAGCGGCACCAGGAACACGGCGCCGTCATGGGCGACATCGGCGGACAGTTGCCAGCCGCAGGCGAGATGGGCTTCGACCTCGCCGGGCGGCACGAACATGCCTCTATGTCGGCTCACGGCGCGCCCTCCCGATGGCCTGGACCGTCAAAGCGTGGGCGTGCGCGTCGTCGGCGGCGCGGATGCGCGCACGCCATGCCGGCACCTCGATCATGTCGTTGCGGTCGCCGCTCGCGGCACCGCGGGCGACGAGATACGGCATGGTGAAGTAGCGCCGCACCTTGACGATGCCATCCGCGTCCTCGCCAGCAGCGGTGCACAGGGCGCGCGCGATCTCCTCGATTTTCTCGCGTAATCGGTGCGTCGGCGGCGCAAGCGACCAGGCGGCGAACCGCTCGCGATCGTCGGCGCGCGTCAACAAGCGCCGTTGACCGGGCGGGATCAGATGCACTGAGGTGCGGCTTGCGCATTCGCCGGCGAGCCACACGAACCAGGTGTAGGAGGTCGCCGTCGACGCGTCGGGATCATAGCGGCCCTTGACCATGGGCACGCGCTCGACGAACGGCGCAATCAGCGTCGGCGGATAGGGGCGAAACAGGCTCGTATAGCGCTCGGCACCTTCGAACCATTGCGACCGGCACAACGCCGCGACGCCGACCCGTGCCCGCCGCAGCGCGAGGCACACGAAGGCAGCGGCGTCCTTGAACGGCGGATTGATGATGTACCAATCCGGGTCGGCGATCACCGGCGGCATCGTCTCGTCGAGAAAGTTGGCCGGGCGCTTGCGGCCATAGCCGTAATCGCAGATGTCCGACGCAATCACCGGCATCAGTTCCGAGACGTATTCGGCGATGACCGCCGCCATGTGGCCTTCGCCGCAACACGGATCGGCGGCGATATGGACGCGGTCGATCTTGAGGACCGGCCGGAATACGCATTCGAACAGTGACCGCGTCGCCCATGGGGGCGTGGCGAAGAAATCGAGACTGTCCGCCGGTTCGATGCGCGCCGCCATGACGGCGCCGGCGCCGCGCGCCAGGGCCGTATTCATGCCTTGTAGCCTTTCAGGCTTTCATAGACGGCGATCATTTCGACGAGATCACCGGACGCCATGGCGCGCGCGGCACGATCCAGGTCGTGACGCATCATCGCCAGCGCGAAGCCTCCAACTGGACCGATCGCGCTATAGATCGGGATCAGCTCGTCGCGGACGCGCGCCATTTCGCGCGGCAGCGCATCGCCGAGGGTGCGGATCTCTGAGGTGCTCATTGTCATGTCCTCACTAAGCTCTGCTATTGGCGACCGAGCACATGATTACGGATGCCGAGACACTCTCGGCAGTTGACCGGCTTGGTGGTGTCTTCCCATGTCCACGGAACGCGGGCCATGTGCCCACACAAGGTGTGCGAACCCGTGATGCCCGCCCCCGCGTAATGGATGCGTCCGCGCTCGCTATCATCTTGATCACGGCCCATGTCCGTGACTCTGACGTGCCGCATTGCCATAGTACGGTCCTCAAAATGGCGCCTCGATCAACTCCGGCGTGGTCGCGCCAAGCCCGCGCACGATCTTGTCGAGCGTCGGCACCTTGTCGCGGGGGATGCGGTTCAAGCGGTTTTCGCGCGGCGTCAGCCAGCGCAGATTGACACGGCGGTTATCGAGCGACTGGCCGTTGATATGGTCGCCATGGAGTGCGCACGTCTCGGCAAGCGTGCGCGGATCGGCGCGCAACAGGATTTCGCGGGCGAGATAGATAGTCGACCGCTCGGGGCCGACATTGCGCTTGGCGTAGTGCTTCCATGGCGTGTTGGCGTGCCAGCCGTAATTCCACGTCGTCTCGACGATCCACGGCCAGTCCTGGCGATCGACGAGACACCAGATGTCGTGACGCTCGGAGAGCATCAACCGGCACCACGGCGTGCGGCTCAAGATATCGTCGAGGTCGGGCGGCGCGAGCACCGCCGCGGCCTCGGCGAGATTGATGATGGGGGAGAACGTCACCGCGCAGACCTCAGAAGGGGATTTCTTCATCCGCGACGGCGGCGGGCCGCGGCGGCTCGGCGGCCCGCATCAGGCGTGCGCCGGGAATGCTGGCAAGGTCCGGCGTCGCCTGATGGCCGCGTATCAGAGCGCGAGCGTGTGAGACTTCGGATAACAAATCCCCCGCCCACTTCGCAAACCTGATTGCATGCTCCGGGAACCGTGAAGCCCTGGCCAGCTCACTCGCCAAGGTCAGGTGCTCGGCGCTCATCACCGCATAGCGCGCGAGCCCATCCAGGCATTCGGTGAGGTTCCGCACGCGCTCCTCGGTAGCCACCCGCCGAGCATCCGCCGGTAGCGCATCGCATGGCGCCGCCGCAGCCGGGGCCTCACGCAAGCGCACGTTGATGTAGCTCTTCACTGGACCGTCGGTGCGCTCGGTAAGGTCGAGCCGCCGAAGGGCGCGCGCAAACTGATCCCCCCTGACGTGGAGCACATCATTGTTCGCACACCACTGACGGTAAGCGTCCGCCATGTCATCGGCATCCACGACCGAGTACGGCACGCGTTCAACTCGCTCGCGCACAAAAGCCGCGATGGCCGCGAGCGGCTCGGCTGTGCGCGCCTTCGCGGCCTCGTAGGTTTCGCCCGGGCGGCGCCTGACGCGTCGCCGATCCCAGCTCGTATGTTTCTTTGCTGCCATGATGGTTTCTCCTCGTTGGTCAGAACGGAATTTCATCGTCCATATCGTCGCGCTTGCCCGCGACGGGGCGGCGCGACGAACGATCGCTGTCCGCCGGCGGCGCGCCGAGCGCAGAGGTCGGCCGCTCGTCGTCGCCGGCGGGCGGCGGTGCGTTGCCGGGCTGCTTGTCGAGCATGGTGAGGGTGGCGTTGAAACCCGAGAGGACGATCTCGGTCACGTAGCGATCGGCGCCGTCGTTGCCCTGATACTTGCGGGTGCGGATCACACCCTCGACATAGACCTTGGAGCCTTTCTTGAGATATTGCTCCGCGACCTTGACCAGGGCCTCGTTCCACACGACCAGACGGTGCCAGTCCGTGTGTTCCTTGCGTTCGCCGGTCGCCTTGTCGCGCCAGCTTTCCGAGGTCGCGAGCGAGAAGGTCGCGACCTTGTTGCCGCCTTGCGTCGCGCGGATGTCCGGGTCGGCGCCGAGATGGCCGACCAGGATTGCCTTGTTGACAGTGCCGGCCATAGCTACAGGCCCGTCGTATTGCGGTCGGCGCGCTGGATACGCGACGCCGCCATGAATTCGACGACAGAGGTGCGTTGCCCATCGCGTTCGGCGGTCAGCTCGGCGAACAGCGCCTCGCGCGCCGCGTCTACCTCGGCGGCGACGAGCGCCACCGCCTGCCGGGCGATGGCGTGGCTGTCCTCGACGACGGCCGCCGCGAAGGCGCGCGCCGAGGTCGCGAGCGTGTCGTCGAGGACGCGCGGCGCCGTCACCTTCATGGCGCCAAGGGTCGTCTCGATGCGGTCCGGACAAAAGTCCCGCATCACGGTCGCGAGACGCTCTTGCGTCGCCGCGTAGTTGGACACCAGATCGTCGAGTGACATTTGCACCTCCCGTGCGTTGAAAAGTCAGGGTGTCGGGTGTTGCTCGGCTTCGAACGCCGCGTAGGCGTTGGCTTTGACCGGCGGAATGATCAGAAGCGCGATGGCGTCCCAGGGCGCCCGCCGGTCGCCGCGGGCGAGCGCGTCGAGGGCCATCACCAAGACGCGCGCCTCCTCGCCGATCAGGCGGCCACTCTCGGCCGGGCGAGCGATGGCGACATGGACCTCGGCGGCAACCGCCTCGATCTGCGGCCGAAAGCCGAACGCCACATAAGGCTTCGCGACGACCTTCTCGGCGAGGGTGGCGAGATCGAGGAGCACCCTCGACAGGGGTGCGGGGACGGCGCGTGATGAAAGCTGAGGGACGCAATCACGCCGGATCAAGACATCCCTAAAGAGGATACCGAACGGGAAGCGCTCGGCCGCGTCTGCGCCGGAGTGAAGCTTTCCGGCGAGCTCGTCGAATACCGCGGGACTGACGCGGATCGTGTAAGTGCCATCGTCGACCGCCGCCGTCATGGCGCACCGCCGATACGGAGGTGCGCCCGCAGGCGCAGCCGCAGCGCCCGGAAACGCCGGCAGTCGGCGCCGTCGCACGACACCACAGCCCAGATCAACGCGATGGCGACGACGATCTCGGCGACGAACACGAGAGCGGCGAGGTTCATGACACGCCCTCGTCGTCAACGAGCGGCACCGCAGCGCGCCCCTCGATCGCAGCCATGCCGGCCGCAGCGAGCGGCGCACACGAGGCGGTTTCGTCCTGGACAGGGCCGCGCACCGGCACGAAGCGCTCGACGCCGCCGGCCGCGTCGGTGATGACACGCACCGAGGGCGAGGCGGCCGGTGCCACGCTCGCCATCGCGAGGGCGCCGATCAGCTTGATGTCACGTTCGGACATTGAACCCTCCCTTTGTTTTCAAGGTGTTTCAGCAGGCGTTTCCCGTGAAACCACGGTCGATGAAGCCACGGCGGCGAACCCTTGATCGCGAAAGCCCTGCACGTAGTAGTGCGGCGGCACCCCGATGGCGGCGACGAGGGCGAGATAGGCTTGTGCCGACAGTTCTTTGCCGTTCTCGGCGCGCGACACCGTTGCCGGCGACACGCCGACTTGTGCCGCGAAGTCGCGCACGCTGGCGTCGCCGGCGAGAATGCGGGCGCCGCGCACGCCGAAAGCAAAAATCGGCCAGTTGATTTCGGTCGGGATGCGCAACGGCGCCGAGGCCGGCAGCGCCTCGCCGGTCACAGCGTCGATCGCGAGGGCGCCGCACATTTGCAGATAAGCGAGGGCGTGCACGTCCTGGCCCTTGGCGGCACGTGAGACGAGGCGCGCCGCCTGTGTGCAGGTCACCACCCGCTTGACGGCGGCGCGGCGCTGCACGGGCAGGCCCTGCAGGACGGCGGCGAGCTTGGCAGAGGCGGACATGCGGGCGCACTCCGGCGGACCTCGCGGGATCGCGCGAGGCGGCGAACGCACAAGAACGCGGGGTGTTTGGATCAGCGCTCGCCCGCCCCCCTCGGCGTGCGGAGCGCGGGGGAATGGGCGTTCAACCAGGCGCGACGGACGTCGAGCCAGTCCTCGGCCGTGACCTCTCCCCCCGAGAGGTCACGGTAAGCGTCGATCACCGCCACCGGCGCCGGGCTTTCCCCGGTCTCGTAGCGTTGCAGGGTGCGGTTCGGGTTCCTGCCCGTGATACCGATGCGACGGGCCACAACCCCTAGTGATAGGGCTTCGCGGGTACGCCACATGTCGGGCTTGATGCTCATTGCATCGGTATAGCGTGATTCGCTAGACTAACGTCAAGCCCTTCGCTTCGATCAACGCGGTATGCAATGGTTGCTTTTCACACCGATGGCTATGGCGGCGAACCGATCCACCGGTTCCCGCCAGCCATGCCGAAAAGCACCAAGCCGCGCCGTCGCAAGAAAACGCTTCTTCGGGACGAGTACCCGAACCGGATTGCCGAGCTGTCCGCGCTCCGCGGCCTCACCTATGCGGATATCGCCGAACGCGTCCGCCCGGCCGTGCACGAGAACACGATCGCGCGCCTCGCGGTCGGGCAGATCGCTCTTAACCAGGATTGGATGACGCGCTTGGCCCCGGTTCTATCGGTCACGCCGGCGGAGTTAATTGTTCCCCTACCGGCTACCGACATGAGGTGCGTCACAGTCATTTGCGCGCTTCAAGCCGGCATTTGGGGGAACACCGCCATGCTTGAAGAACAAGAACGTTTCGACGTCCTGATACGGGACGTTCCAGAACTTCTCGGCCTTTCGCTCTATGCCGGGGAAGTCCGCGGACAGGGCATGAACCAGCGCTATCCGCCCGGCGCCGTCGTGGTCATCAGCCGCCTCACCAACCGCCCGAACGAGATCGTGGAGAACAAGCGCTATCACGTCAGGGTCACCCGCGCCGACGGCACGATCGAGGAAAGCGTACGGCTTTTGGTCCGTCACGAGGACGGCCGCTATTTCCTCAAGCACGAGTCCTCCAGCCCGGAATTCCAGGAGTGGCTACCTCTAGATGGTCCTCCCGGGTTGACGGTCGAGCTCGTCGGCCGGGTTCGCTACGCTGTGCATAGCGAGGATTGAACCGCTTCCGAACCCTCAATATTCGGCGAGCAGGTCGGCGAACCACCGTTATCCGCTAATCTTGCGAACCAAGTTTGTTTAGCGTAACGTGCTATGCGTTCCACGTGGTGAAGAACGCATGGCCCTTCACATCGCCCCAACCCTCTGCCTCGACGTCTACTCAACGCCGGCCGCCGGCCGCCGCGTTCTGATCGCCCGCAGCTTTAAGTTGCCGGACGATCCGCGCGCTTGGTTCGCCGCCATGACCGAGGTCGGCAACGGCTTCACGGTCGAGCTGCGCCTCCTCGGTGCCGACGACGGCGGCGGCCCCTTCGTCGCCTTCGACCACCGCAGCGCCGCGGGGCGGGCATGACCGCCACCGTCCACGACATGCCGGGACTCGTCGCCGCGATCGAGGACGCGGCCAGGACGCACCACTATCTGCGCTATGCCGACCACGCCGACGGCAACACCCGCACCAAGGCCATTGCCGCCGCCGGCGCCGCCATGCGGTGCGCCATCCGCTATGCCGAGCGCGCGCCCGGCTATCGCGATGCGGTGATCTCGGCCGATGGTTTCCTCGTCATCCTGTGCGTCGCCCGCGAGACGCCCCGCGGCGGCACCGGCGTGATGGTCACCGCCGAAAGCCTCGTGGCGTCGCACCGCTACGCGTTCGCGACCACGCGCGCCGGCCTCGCCTTCCTGGACGACGCCCAGACCCACGGCCTCGGCGTCGCCGCCCATCGCCGCGGCCTCGTCGCGACGCCCGCCCCCGCCGGACAAGCCGACCTGTTCGCCCCCGTCCGTGCGGAGCGCCGGCCATGAGCGAGCGCGCCCGCAGGATCGCTTTGACCATGATCGCGCTCGCCTGGATCGCGACCTCGTGCGCGCCGGCGATCGGCGTCCTGGCCGAGCGCGCCATGCACAGCTTATCCGGCCCGGCATTCGCCCCCGTAGCATTCCCCGCTAGGGTCCATTAACATGGCCGATGGCGACCTCCTCTTTGACGAGGTGTGCCGCTTCCTGCGGGTCGGCGCGCGCACGCTCGATCGGTGGCTTGCCGCCGATGCGCGGCGCCCCGTCGACGATCAGCGCTTTCACTTTCACGTCTACCGGGGGCAACGGCGGATATGGAGCAAGGCGGCAGCGACGAGGTTGCAAGAGGCGATCGAGCGCGAAAGCCGGCCCGGCGGCGCCCTCGTCGGGGAGCACACCTCGTCGAAATCGATGGCTACTGGCATGCCCACGGCACGATTTACGCCGGCCGACGTGCAATCCGCCTGCGACAAAGTCTTAAGCTTTCCGTTGCGGCCACGTCCGAACGCAACGCCCAAATCGCCCTCGAAAACCTCGTCACGGACATCAAGGCCGAAGCGAGCGGCGAGCGCCGGCGAGGCGACCCCGTCGCCATAGCGGCGACCGCTTATCTGGGCACGAAGCGCGCCCGCCCGCTCGGCGCCTCGACGATCCGCATCGTGCGCGAGATCGTCGCCCACTTCGGCCCGCGCCGCCTCAACGAGATCGACGCCACCGAATGGCGCCAATGGATCGACGGAAGCGACGGCGACGGCGGGCGCATGGCCGGCAACAAGGCCGAGACGCGCGAGCGCTTCCTCTCCGGCGCGCTCGGCTTCCTCGCCTTCGCCAAGCGGTTCCACGGCCTCGACACCCTGCCCACGTTCGAGCGCAACAAGGCGGCCCGCAATCCCAATCGGCGCGCCCGGCGGCGGATCGAGGACCTGCGGCCGGACCTGATCCGGGCCCTGTTCGATTGCGCCCATATTTCGCTCCGCGCACAGCTCGCCGTCGAATGGTCGACCGGCGCCCGCGTGTCCTCGATCCTCTATGGCGCCCGCGTGTGCGACTTGATCCTCGCGCGCGGACGCGAGCAGATCATTTTTCGCGGCACCAAGAACGGCCTCGACGTCACCGCCGCCTTGAACCCGACCGCCGCCGCGATCTTGCGCGACTACGTCAAATGGCGCGGCAAGCTTCACGAGCGCGAGGCGCCGTTGTTTCTCACCTTCCGGCGCAAGCCCTATGTGGACAACGGCAAGAGTGCCGGCGGCCAGAACAAGACGGCGTTTGCCGCCGCCAAGCGGCGCGCCCGCAAGGCGATCGTCGCCGCCGCGATCGAGGAGGCCCGCCGCTTGCGCGCGGCCGGGCGCCGCAAGGCCGCCGAGGCCCTCCTCGATCAGGCCAAGTCTGATGCCGACTTGATCGGCCGCGTCACCCAACATTGGTTCCGCCACCTCCTCGCCACCCGCCTGATGCGGGCCGATCCGCGCGCCGCCATGGAGCAAGGCGGATGGCTCGATATCCGTTCGGTGATCGGCTACTCGGCCGACATGCCGGAGCACCGCCGCCGCCTCGTCGCCGATCTCGACGATTTGCGCATCGGGCGCGAATACAAGCCAGGCAAGTCTTCGTGAGGCGCGAATACGCGCCGGCGAGCTCGCTCGAGATCCGCCAGGCGCACGGATAGACTTGGCGAATACAGATTTGGCGGCGGATTGCCGGCAAGAGGCGACGCCGGCAAGGCTATAGAGCCGTTACTTTTTCTTGTCCGGACAGTCCTTGAGCACGCGCTCGATCGGCTTTCGGCCGCCACGCACATCGTAGACCGTCACCCATGAGGTCCCGGCCGGAGATTCGAAGCGCAAGGCCGCCTCTTTGGCGTCGACGAGTTGAGCCATGATCTCGCGCTCGATCGCCACCTCGATCATGTAGTCGTTGAGGGCCATGGCATAGGTCGCCAACACCGGCCGCTCGTCGACCCGAAACTTGACCTGGAAAGCCGTGCCGGACTTGATCTCCGACGAGCGCCGCCCCGTCGAAACCGCGAGTGACAGATCGCCGGTGATACACCGCGCTGCGAACATGGTGCCGTCCACCCTGGCGACAATTGCAATCGCCGTAGCACCGTCACCGAAGCGGTCCGCATCGGTCTTGAGCACCCATCGCCCGAACGTCTGGATACGCTCTTGCGCCGCCGCCGGCGGCGCGCCGGCGAGTACCGCGAGAACGGCCGCGACGGCGACCGTATGACGTGATGTTTGCAGCCGCATAGCCCGACCACCCCCAACCCGAAACCAGCGTCATTGTGCACCGGTTTTCCGGCTCGGCGCAAATTACGGCGCCTTGCCGTATACGGCTAATAGCCGTATAGTCGAAACCGCATGGGCGATTGTGCCCGGCCAACGAGGAAGCGGACATGAACAAGGGACGCCGCAAGCGGATCGATGCCGTCGCCGAACGTATCAGCAAGCTCAACGAACAGATCGAAAGCCTCGTCGCTGAGGCCGAGGAGATCAAGACCGATCTCGAAGAGGTCCGCGACGAAGAACAGGAGTCTTTCGACAGCATGCCGGAGGGTCCGCAGAACGGCGAGCGCGGCGAGAAAGCGCAAGCCGCAATCGACGCCCTCGATGAGGCGATATCGGCGCTCGACGAATTCACCGGCCAGCCGCCTACCTGCTTCGAAGAGGTTACGGGCTATCTTGAGACGGCGAAGGAGTGAGCGACCATGTCCCGCGAAGCCTTCATCGATCGCAAGTTCACCAAGGGAAGCTTGGCGATCATCGAACACGCCAACCAGATCATCGACGAATATCAACGCCAGGGATTTACCCTCACGCTTCGACAGCTCTATTACCAGTTCGTCTCGCGCGACCTCCTGCCCAACCGGCAATCCGAGTACAAGCGCCTTGGCTCGATCGTGAACGATGCCCGTCTCGCCGGCCTCGTCGACTGGTCCGCGATTGAGGATCGCACGCGCAACGTCCGCCGCGTATCCACGTGGGACGATCCGGCCGACATCATGGAAGCGTGCGCGAACTCCTATCGCGAGGACCTTTGGTCGCATCAGAAATACCGACCGGAAATCTGGATCGAAAAGGATGCGCTCCTCGGCGTCATCGAGCCCGTGTGCGATCGATTCCGCGTGCCGTACTTCGCTTGTCGCGGATACACCTCGCAGTCGGAGCAATATGCCGCCGGCAAGCGCTTTGCGAAGGCACGTCGCGAGCGCTTCCGTCCGATCGTGTTCCACCTCGGCGACCACGACCCGTCCGGGATCGACATGACCCGCGACAATGCGGACCGCTTGGCGATGTTCGCGAGACACGACGTCGAGGTCCGGCGACTCGCCCTCAATTGGGAACAGGTGCAGGAATACGACCCGCCGCCGAACCCGGCCAAAGATACCGATAGCCGGGCAGAGGGCTATATCGCGGCGTTCGGTGACAGCTCATGGGAGCTTGACGCCCTCGACCCGACCGTGATCGACGCCCTCATTACCCGGGCGATCGAGAGCATTCTCGATCTCGACGCATGGCGCGAGGCAAAGGACGCCGAGGAGGCCCGCCGGCAAAGCCTCGTACAGGCGTCCGAACGTTGGGCCGACATTGAAAATTTCCTCCGGGACAACTGAGGTGCAGCCATGACCGACACCACCTCGCGCGTGGTCCGCGTCAAGCACCGGGGCAAAGAGACCGCCGAGACGCTCCTCGAAGCCGACAATACCTCGATCCGGCTCGACGCCGAAGGCTGCTTGATCGTACAACTGTTCCGCTATGGCGCCGACGAGCGCGCCCTCGAAAGCTACCAGTTCCATTTTTCAGCCGACGACCGCCGGCGCATCCGCGAGATCGCCTGACATGGCCCCCATCGAATTGCCGAGATTGACCGCCGAGCAACTGGCGGCGGCGCTCGACAAGATTGAGGCTTCCCAGAGAGGCGCCGCCCGGCGCCTCTTCGGCGTCGACGTTCGCACGGTCCAACGTTGGATCGCCGGCGAGCTAGATATTCCGCCGGCGGTCGCCCTCGCCCTCGCGCTCATGATCGAGCACAACCTCACCGCCGCCGAGGCCGAGGTCATCGCCGCCGAATTCGTCGCCACCTTCGGCAAGCGCACGAGGCGCAAATGAGCGACCGAGACGACCTCCCCTTCGCCGTCGAGGAATGGACGGACGACGAGAACGCCATCGCCGAGGTGCTGGCGCGGGCCACCAATGCCTTGATTGCCCGCGGGGCCTTCGAGGCGGCCGTGCGGCTGCGGCCCGCTCGGCGCATCCTTTTGCGGCACGGGTCATATGTGATTGCCCGGCACGTACCCGACCCCACCCCCAATCTCACCCGGGCAACGCCGTTTCCTGGCCCCGCCCGGGTGGTCAATCTGTTCAATCCCAGCCGCGAAGCTCCGCCGGCCTTCCGGCGCGACGACCCCGACCGCAACGGCGACTAGACCCGAACACCTCCCCCGCAGGAAGGCGCCATGCCCCGCAAACGCCCCAGGAAGCCCGTCCGTGCGCCGGCCCAGACAGACGCGACTTTGTCCGGACGATCGCAGTTGGCGAATCAGGCCCCCACCTCCGGGCTTCGCGCCGCCGTCCGCGCGCTCGGTCAGCTCGGCTGTCCGGGCGCTACCGCCAGTGACGACCTCCGCGCCGCCTATTCGGCCGCCATGGTCGATTACGCCCGCGTCGCCACCATCCTCCTGGACCCGACCACCGGCCCCGGCATTGACAGGAAACTGACAGGCGCCCACCGAACGGCACGCCAGAAAGCCCCGTAAACCGGGCCTAACCACTCCCTTGATCCGCGCCCTTGGTAAGGGAGAGGTCGTCAGTTCAATCCTGACCGGCAGCACCAGCCCAAAGCCCCGAAAAATCGATATTTCTGTAAGGTTTTGGGAGATTTCGAAGATCCTCGGCCGAATGCATCCGAACGCCATGTCATTAACAGGAAACTGACAGGCCGCGGCACCAAGAACGGCCTCGACGTCACTGCCGCCTTGAACCCGACGGCCGCCGCGATGCTATGCGACTACGTCAAATGGCGCGGCAAGCTTCACGAGCGCGAGACGCCGCTCTTTCTAACCTTCCGGTGCAAGCCCTATGTGGACAATGGCAGGAGCGCCGGCGGGCAGAACAAGACGGCGTTTGCCGCCGCCAAGCGGCGCGCCCGCAAGGCGATCGTCCTCGCCGCGATCGAGGAGGCCCGCCGATTGCGCGCGGGCGGCGCCGTAAGGCCGCCGAGGCCCTCCTCGATCAGGCCAAGGCCGACGCCGACCTGA